GATCACTCTGCAGCAGGTATCTCTTATGTCGTTAAACTTAACAACCATGTGTATGCTTCGTCTAGTGGCGATGCAGATGCAGCTATTTCATAAGGGGGACTAATAATGGCGATATCTAGAGCACAATTAGCCAAAGAGTTAGAACCAGGTTTAAACGCCCTCTTTGGTATGGAATATGGTCGATATGAGAACCAACATTCTGAAATTTTCACAACTGAGTCTTCAGATCGTGCATTTGAAGAAGAAGTAATGCTTTCTGGCTTCGGGGCTGCCCCGGTCAAGCAAGAGGGTTCAGTGGTATCATTTGATGATGCTAATGAGTCTTTCACTGCTCGATACAACCATGAAACCATTGCTTTGGCTTTTGCTATCACAGAGGAAGCAGTAGAGGACAACCTCTATGACCGTCTTTCTGCTAGATACACAAAAGCTCTAGCTCGATCAATGGCTCATACAAAACAAGTCAAAGCGGCTTCAGTTCTTAACAACGCTTTCGATTCTACTGTAACAGGTGGAGACGGCAAAGAGTTGTGTGCAACTGACCATCCACTACTAAACGGGGGCACATTATCTAACGAGCCTTCAACTTCTGCGGATTTAAACGAGACATCTCTTGAGGATGCCCTAATTAATATTGCGGGATTTGTGGACGAGCGTGGTCTAAAGGTTGCACTTCGAGGCACAAAGCTTATCATTCCTCGACAGCTACAGTTTGTTGCTGAGAGATTGATGGCTTCTGCGCTTAGATCTGGAACTGCCGACAATGATGTGAATGCAATCAAGTCAATGGGAATGCTTCCACAAGGTTATACTGTGAATGACTTCCTAACAGACACTGATGCTTTCTTCATCATGACTGACACTCCAAGAGGTTTCTTACATTTCGAGAGAACACCTCTTTCAACAAACATGGAATCTGACTTCGACACAGGTAACATGAGGTATAAGGCTCGTGAGAGATATTCTTTCGGGTTCTCAGATCCTCGTTGTGTATTTGGGTCACCAGGAGCCTAATTTCATAGTTTCCCTCCCAACTAGAAGGGCGAGTAAAATCGCCCTTTCTTTTTGTGCGAAATTGTTTTATATTCTAATTATCCAAACTGCCACATTGTGTGGTAGACATTGCCAGATTGGAGGAAAATATGGCTAATACAACTTTTTCAGGACCAATACGGTCACAAAATGGAATGAAACTAATCAGTAAAGATTCTACTACTGGTTTAGTATCAGACAGAACTCTTGGAGATTATCCACAAGACACAAGACGTTTTTATTTAGATGAATGGTTTTTACAAAGACCTGGTTTAAATGCAAACATTGACCAAGTATCAACAGTTGAAGTTCAAAGAGCTTTGAATAGAAATTGGGAAGCACTTGGAACCAATATGACTACAGCTTTATGTACTTTTAATACTACTTCGGCAGGAATTGTTGCAACAACAGCAGGTGCTGACCAAGATCAAGCAGTACTTACTCCACATCTAGATACTGCTGCGACAGCATGGGCAGGATGCTTATGGGGTACTGAGAATCAAGTGCATTGGGAAACATCAATCGCATTACCTGCAATTGATAACCAAAAAGTTTGGGCGGGTTTAAAACTTACTAATGACCAGTTGATCGCAACTGATGCTAATCAGGCATATTTTAAGTTTCAGACTGATGCTACAAACTCTGAAGCGTTTACTGACTTTACCTTATTACATTTTGTTCATAGTATTGGTGGCACTGACCACATTAGTGCATTACCTATTACTGTGGCGGCTGATACAATTTACCATTTAAAAATTACTTTTGATAGTTCAAGACAAATGTCTATTTTTGTAAATGGTGTTCAGTACAACATAACAAGTACATCTGGAAGCACAGGTGGAACTTCTGTTACTACTGGAACAACTAAATCGGCAGCTATGACAGACGACATTGATTTAATTCCTTACATTGGAATTGAAGCGGGGGCAGCGGCTGCTGAAGCAATTCATTGTCATTATGTAAAAATGAGTAGAATAATTAACGAATAATTATTTTTAGGAGGGCAATATGGCTGATGCAGTAGCCTCACAAACGATACTCGATGGTCCAAAACAAGTTGTTATGAAGTTCACCAATATAAGTGACGGCACGGGCGAAAGTGCCGTCACTAAAGTAGATGTTAGTGCTCTTTCTACGAACACTGACGGTGCTACTTGCACGGGCGTAGCGATAGAACAGATATGGTGGCAGTGTCTTGGTATGAAAGTAAGCATACTATTTGATGCTACCTCAGATGTTCTAGCCATTCAGCTTGGTGAGAATCAAAGTGGACATCACGATTATAGGGATTTTGGTGGCATACCGAATAACGCGGGTTCTGGAGTTACGGGGGATGTTCAGTTTACAACTGTAGGTCACTCTAGTGCAGATACCTATACGATTATTTTGGCTATGCGTAAGAACTATGGCTGATCGTAAGCGAGATAAACAGCCACCAGAAACGAAAAAGTATTTCCGCTCCACTAAAAAAGGAGCGGGGATGACCAAAGCAGGTGTCGCTCGTTACCGAAGAGAGAACCCTGGTAGTAAGTTAAAGACGGCTGTTACTAAGAAGAAGAACCTTTCTACTAAGGACAAGTCTAGACGTAAGTCTTACTGTGCCAGAAGTGCGGGTCAAATGAAGAAATTTCCTAAAGCAGCTAAAGATCCTAATAGCCGATTGAGACAGGCTAGAAGACGATGGAGATGTTGATGAATAACCAAATTATAGTAGGTGTCACAACGGCTGTTGGTTTTGGTGTGCTGTCTTGGATGGCGTACACTTTAATAGAAGTAGATAAAAGAACAGAAGTTATGTCTGTTACTGTAAGTAAAAACCACGAGATGTTAAAACCTTTGTGGGAAGACTTTATAAGGAGAAGTGCTAAAAATGGCAATGGGGAGATCGCAAATGGCAAAGCAAGTTTCGAAATCTGGGAGTAGCAAGGACGCTTGTTACCATAAGGTAAAAGCTCGTTACAGAGTTTTTCCTTCAGCATATGCTTCTGGAGCTATAGCAAAGTGCCGAAAGGTGGGGGCAGCTAATTACGGTAAATCTACTAAGAAGAAAGCGTATGGCGGTATGATTGAATCAGATCAACCTCGTAAGAGATCTTTGCCTAGGGGCTTCAAGAATGGGGCTAGTGTTATTATAGCTAGAGGATGTGGTACTGTAGAGGGCAGAAAGAGAAAAAAAACTAGGATTTTTTAATGGCTGTTCGTAAGACAAAGAAAGGACTTGCTCTAAAGAGATGGTTTAAAGAAGATTGGAAAGATGTTCGCACGGGTAAAGCTTGTGGCAGACAAAAAGGAGAAAAGAGGGGAACTCCGTATTGTAGACCTTCTAAAAGAGTAAGTAAGAAAACTCCGAAAACGGCTTCTGAGATGTCGTCCTCGGAGAAACGTAAACGAATATCTCAGAAGAAAAGAATTGGTCAACCTGCAGGGAAGCCAAGAAGAGTTCAAGCAACAAGAAGGAGAAAGACATGAAAAGTAAAATGAAACCAAAGAAAAGAATGATGAAAGGCGGTACCGTCAAAAAAATGATGAAAAAGGGCGGTGTTATCAAGAAGATGAAGACAGGTGGATTAACTATGGGCAACAAAGGTAAAACTATGACCGTAGCTTCTGCTAAAAAATTCTTAAAGGAAAATGGTTTTGTGGTTCTTGGCAAGAAGAAAAAGTAATCAATGCCATACTTACAAAGTAACATCCCACACTTTAAGTGTTGGGTGCGGAAAGAATATACGCATAATCACGAGAAATATCATGGAGAGTTTCTACACGCTATGGCGATTGCAGTTACTACCATGCCGAATAGGTGCCTAAGTTTCCAGTTAATCTTCACAGGTTGTGAAGCAGAGGACGAAGAGAATGTACATGGAGGTGCAATGTGGGCTAGGATGCCGATTACAGCGTTGGTCGGTGACTTCGATTTCGAGGGATGGCCCGACCCTATGGCGACGTATTTAGCACAACCTTGGGATTGTGCGTCACATCATCATTCTGTATATGTTCTAGACAGAGCAACACCATGTCCCTGGTTAGCGAAGATAGGATCTAAGTTTTATCCTGCAAAATACTTGTTTACCGTGGACTACACAGAGAGTGAGATCGCTGATGACCCGGCACAACATAAACAGAGCCATGTGATGCAACTACTTGAAGCAGACAACTATACAGGAAATATTGTTGCCTTGCCGAACAATCGTGTGAGAGTAACGCATCCCGCTTGGTTTGAAACTGGAGAAGGTGCTCCAGACTTTAAGCCGTCTCAGCATATTCACTACTCGAAGTCAGACTTGGATTATGTATTGGACGTAAACCAAATATTTGATAATATGTACGCAAATGATGAAGAGGACGAATAAATGGCAACATCTAGCTCCAGAGACTTTGATCTTGACGTAGCAGAAATAATAGAAGAAGCCTACGAGAGGTGTGGGATAGAAATACGGACAGGCTATGACGCTAAGACTGCCCGACGTTCTCTCAACCTAATGTTTGCTGATTGGGCGAATAGAGGACTTAACCTCTGGACAGTGACCCAAGCAACTCAATCACTCACTTCTGGCACAGCATCCTATTCCTTTTCTACAAATTTCACAGATTTACTTGACGTTGTTATTCGAGATTCAAACAGCACGGACTTTTCAATATCAAGAATATCAAGAAGTGAATATTTAAATATTCCTAATAAAACGTCAACGGGTCGTCCAAGTCAATTCTTCTATGATAGACAAGTAACTCCCACAGTAACAGTATGGCCCACTCCAGACGTATCCACTTACACTTTAGTTTATTATTATGTTAACAGAATTCAAGATGCAGATACGCTTCAGAATACGACGGATGCTCCTTTTAGGTTTCTTCCTTGTATGGTTGCGGGTCTTGCCTATTATCTATCGCTTAAAAGAGCACCCGAAAGAACCCAACTCTTGAAAGTTGTGTATGAAGAAGAGTTCCAAAGAGCAGCGGACGAGGACGAGGATAGGGTTTCTCTTAAATTACAACCTAGTATTCAGTACTTGAGGACATAATGCCTAGGTACGCATCAAATAAGAGAGCATATGGAATATCGGATAGGTCTGGTTTTCGCTATCGTCTAAGGGACATGAGGATGGAGTGGAACGGATCTTTGGTAGGTAAGGATGAATACGAAGCAAAACACCCTCAATTAGAGCCTTCTAGAATTATAGCAGATCCACAGGCTTTACGGATGCCTAGACCAGACACGGCTGTAGAAACAACAGCGTTTGTGGTGTATACTAATTCTGGCGACGGTATAATAGGAAAGAAATTAGATTCTCTTGCTACTTTGACGACTAGCTTGGGGACAGTAACGGTGACAACATCATGAGCTTTACATTTGCTACATTAAAAACAGCTATACAAGATTACTCTGAAAACACAGAGACTACCTTTGTAGCTCATCTCTCCGATTTCATTAAGGCTACCGAGGAACGTATCCTAAAAACTATAGATTTAGAGTTTTTTCGAAAAAATGTTACGGCTGCCACAACTTCAAGCAATAGATTTCTTGCTGTTCCAAGCGACTATTTATCTTCCTTTAGCTTGTCAATAACTAATTCTAGTAACAAAGAATTTTTATTGCAGAAGGATGTTAACTATGTTGAGGAATATAATCCTAACGCTTCTACCACTGGAGCACCCAAGTACTACGCTCTATTTGATGTTAGTAACTTTATTCTTGCACCTACTCCCGATGATACATATACGGTTGAGCTTCATTATTATTACCGCCCTGCAAGTTTGACTGCGGGATCTGACTCAGGGACTACCTGGTTAAGCACAAACGCTCCAAACGCAATGTTGTATGGCAGTCTCATAGAGGCGTATACCTTTATGAAAGGAGAGGCAGATGTCATGAAGATGTATAACGATCGCTTCGTAGAATCACTATTAAGATTGAAAGAATACGGAGAGGCTCGTGAAAATGCTGATGCGTATAGGAGAGGACTACCAGAAAGGCCCAGAACATAATGTTAATGGATTTACCAAAGGAACCAATAGTAGACGTGCATACTACTCAAGATAGAGGATTTACTCCAGAAGAAGTAGCTCGAAGATGTTCAGAAAAAATTATACACATTGGTGACAATGCAGCTCCAGAAATAAGAGATCAAGCAAGAGCGTTTAAAGCTAATCTGGAGAAAACTATAGCATTTTATATGAAAGAAGCTATAAATTCAGACAGAACTACTGTGTATAATGCAATTAAAGATGCGGGGTATGAT